CCTCCATACCAACACTTTAAATTTAATGATGACGGAGAATTAATATGTGTAGGCAAATCTCATTGGGAAGGCGGCATGGAAAACGGATATTTTTCTAAAACACACGGTAAAGCAACAAATAAACTTGCTATGATGTGGATGAAATTGTGTGATAGATATGCTACACGAGGCAATGTTCGCGGATACACATACAATGACGAAATGCGTGGTCAAGCAATACTACAATTAGCACAAATAGGTCTACAATTTGACGAATCTAAGTCGCAAAATCCTTTTGCATACTATACAGCAGCGGTTACAAACTCGTTTGTACGTGTAATTAACATAGAAAAACGTAATCAAAACATAAGAGATGATATTTTAGAAATGAATGACATGAATCCAAGTTATACTAGACAATCGCAAGGCGAATGGGAAGCGGCACAGAAAAGAGAAGTTACATTACAAGGAAAAAAATAAATGCTTGACATTTATTTAGAATTACCGTATAATATACTGAGCTAACCTATTAGAGAGATTAAAATTGTTTAAAAAAGCGGCTGTTTTTACAGATATACACTTTGGCCTTAAGGGCAATAGTAAAGTACACAATCAAGATTGCGAAGATTTCGTAGATTGGTACATAGAACAAGCAAAAGCAAACGGTTGTGAGACCGGAATCTTCTGCGGCGACTGGCATCACAACAGAAACAGTCTTAATCTTACCACAATGGACTCAACGATACGTTGTATGGAAAAACTAGGTGCTGCATTTGAGAAGTTTTACTTCTTTGACGGGAATCATGACTTGTACTACAAAGATAAACGTGATGTTAATAGCACAGCATTTGCAAAACACATTCCTGGTATTACATTTGTCGATACAATCTATGAAGAAGAAGACGTAGTACTTGTTCCTTGGCTCGTTGGCGATGAATGGAAGAAGATTAGAAATATAAAAGCAAAATATATGTTTGGTCATTTTGAATTACCTAGCTTCTATATGAATGCTATGGTACAAATGCCAGATCACGGCGAGCTTAAAGCAGAACATTTTGAACATCAAGAGTATGTTTTCAGTGGACACTTCCACAAGCGTCAGAAACAAGGCAAAATACACTATATTGGTAATGCTTTTCCACACAACTATGCAGATGCTTGGGATGATGACCGTGGTATGATGATATTAGATAGAGAAAATAATGCAGAACCACAGTATATCAATTGGCCGGACTGTCCTAAGTATAGAACTATTAAATTAAGTCAACTAATTGACGAGCAAAATACACTTATTAAACCAAATATGTATCTACGTGTTAATTTAGACTTACCTATAAGTTATGAAGAAGCAAGTTTTGTAAAAGAAACATTTATCAACAACTATAATTGTAGAGAAATAAGTCTTATACCACAAAAACAACTAGAAGAAATATCAACTGAACTTGATATACAACAGTTTGAAAGTGTTGATCAAATTGTTGCAGGTGAAATAAACGCAATCGACTCAGACAACTTCAATAAGAAGATGCTATTGGACATTTATAACGAACTATGATACAAATTAAAGATTTAACCGTAAAAAACTTTATGAGTGTAGGCAATCAGACGCAGGCTGTTGACTTTAATCGCGAACAGCTAACACTTGTACTAGGCGAAAACTTAGATCAAGGCGGAGATGATAACGGATCACGTAATGGTACTGGTAAAACTACTATCATTAATGCACTATCATATGCATTATACGGTAAAGCCCTTACAAATATTAGAGCTAACAACTTAATTAATAAAACAAACTCAAAGGGTATGCTTGTTACACTACACTTTGAAAAGAACGGAGTAGATTATCGTGTTGAGCGTGGTAGATCTCCTAATGTATTGAAGTTTTTTGTAAATGATCAAGAACAAGAGATGATTGATGAGTCGCAAGGTGATAGTAGAAAGACACAAGAGTCAATAAACGACTTACTTGACATGACACATGACATGTTTAAGCACATTGTTGCTCTAAATACTTACACTGAACCGTTTTTAAGTATGAAGCAGAATGATCAACGTGCTATCATTGAACAGTTGTTAGGTATTACTATACTTTCTGAAAAAGCTGATGCACTAAAAGAACAAACAAGAATTACAAAAGAGGCTATAACTACTGAAACACTTAAAATTGAAGCAATACAAACAGCAAACAGTAAAATTGAAAGCACAATTGAAAGTCTGCAAGGTACTCAACGTGCCTGGTTAGCAAAACAAAAGACTGACATTGATAAATTAGTCAAAGCAATAGACGAATTAGAACACTTAAATATTGATTCTGAGTTAGATGCACACGAAAAACTACAAAATTGGAATGAACACAACAATGCAATCGTGGGTCTTAAAAAAGAATTAAGCACATTGGAGCCTGCACTACAACGTGCAGACAAGTCTGTAGAAAAAGCACAAAAAGACATCGCAGATCTCGAAGATGCTGTGTGTTATACATGTGGTCAGGAACTACATGCTGATAAAAAAGCCGAAATAGCAGAACGAAAAAACAAAGAACTTGATGATTCGCTTGCTTATCAAACGGAAATTACAGCAAAAATTACAGAAGTTGCACTTGCACTTGAAAAAATTGGTGAAATTAATGGTAAGCCAACTACATTTTATGAAAATGCAAAAGAAGCATATGAACATAGACAAAACGTTGACAGTTTGAAACAATCATTAAAGGCAAAACAAGAAGAAGCTGATCCTTACCAGGCTCAAATTGACGAGTTGAATCATACAGCTATGCAAGAAATTAATTGGACTCCGGTAAACGATCTTACAACATTTAAAGAACACCAAGAATTTTTAATGAAACTGCTTACAAACAAAGATAGTTTCATTCGTAAGAAAATTATAGATCAAAACTTAGCATATCTAAACAATAGACTAACATATTATCTTGACAAACTTGGATTACCTCATAGTGTTGTATTCCAAAATGATCTTGCTGTTGAAATTACGCAACTAGGACAGGACTTAGACTTTGATAACTTGTCAAGAGGTGAGCGTAACAGACTTATACTTGGCATGAGTTTTGCATTTAGAGATGTTTGGGAAAGTTTATATCAAAAAATTAATTTATTGTTTATTGATGAACTTATTGACAGCGGAATGGACACAGCCGGTGTTGAAAATTCACTAGGTGTCCTTAAGAAGATGGGTAGAGAAGGCGATAAAAACGTTTATCTTATCTCACACAAAGACGAACTAATAGGAAGGGTCAATTACGTTATGCGTGTTGTCAAAGAAAACGGTTTTACTTCATACGAAAACGATATTGACATTATAGAATGAAACTAAAAATTGGAGTCCGAGGAAGCAAATTAGCAATAGCATATGCAGAAAGAGCATGTAAAGAACTTACATGCGATACTGAGATAGTGCCTATTAAAACAGAGGGAGATTTGAATCCTGATGTACCTATTTATGAAATAGGTGGTAAAGGTGTTTTTTGTAGTACTATAGAAACTAGTTTACTAAACGGAGAAATTGATGTTGCGGTGCATAGTTTGAAAGACATGCCTGGAGAAGAACATCCAGATTTAATTATTTCAGCAATGCTAAAACGTAATAGTCCACATGATGTATTGATAGGAAGTGTAGGATATGGTTGCACTATAGGCACGAGTAGTCCTCGGCGCACAGCCCAACTGAAAGAAATATACAAAAATTTAGATATTAAAATTAAACCTATAAGAGGAAATATTGATACTAGACTGAAAAAACTTGACGATAAAGAATATGATGCAATAGTATTAGCCGAAGCAGGATTACAAGCACTTGACATTAGAAGGACTTGGCTTAAAATTCCTACTATTCCTGCTGTCGGACAAGGAATTATAGTATTACAGACTAGAAAAGACGATCAAGAAACAATAGACATAGTAAAAAAAGCAAATCATTCTAAAACTTATGCTCAGGCGCAAGTAGAACGTGCATTTTTAAAAGGTATGGGCGGTGATTGTCATACAAAACTTGCAGCTCATGCAACAGGAAGCAATCCTATTACACTTAAGGCAATGTATTATGATTAATGACGATGTACATGACCAATTAGTAAAAGCCTATTTAGAATATTTTAAGGCAAATGAAAATTTCGAAAAAAGATTAAGCTATAGAACACATAGAGCCAGCAGAAAATGGCTAAGAGAAATTAGAAGACTAAGCAAAATTAGAGGCGATGAGATACACAATAAGTTTAATACCAAATTAGAGGCAAAGAAAAAATAAGCACGGTAAGTACGTTCATGCAATGGACTTATGAAGGAAAACAAATAGATTCTATACCAGACGAGTACGAAGGTTTCGTTTACCTCATAACAAATACAACTACTGGACAAAAGTACGTAGGCAAAAAACTAGCAAAATTTAAAACTACAAAGCCACCACTTAAAGGCAAAAAGAAC